CTTGCAGGTACTTGCAGGTATAGGCCATAAAAACAAAAAAGGTCGCACGGGGAAACACCCCGTGCGACCTCGTTTTTTCTGGTCGGGTGGACTGGATTCGAACCAGCGACCCCTTGACCCCCAGTCATGAAGAGCATTTTCAAACAAGCTGTCTACCTGCTGATATGTACACAATACATTCCTGATTGGACTTGTGGCGTTCCTCAGTGTTTCTGAGTGTTGCAGGTACTTGCAGTATAAAAAATATTATTAAATGACTTCTTCGCCACTGCGACGATAATGACCGTCAGCGCAAATGGGAGCACCGCTGCGCACAGCAGTACCCCCACGATGTCGGCTACGAACCAGCGCGCGCCATCTCTCATAACAGCTCGTTCACGCGCTTCTGAACGGCGGCGTAGTCATATCCGGCCGCCTGCAGGCGTTGCTTGCGCTGCGGGTTGTTCCCCCACTTTCCGGCGATGACCTCGCGGGCGATGGTGTCGACGGACTTGCGGCCGCCGTTGTTGACGAGTGCCTGCACGGAGTCATAGCGACCGCCGAGAAGGCGCTTCCTGGTTTCCCCGTTTCCGAACTTCCCGGCAAGTACGTCGTTCGCGAGGTCGGGTGTGCTTGCGGTGGCGGCTCGGTTGATGAGGGCCTGGACCTCGTCGTATCGGGCACCGAGGCGACTCTTGCGCTCGTTTCCGTTGCCGTAGTCCCCATTCAGCGTCGCGACGGCGAGGTCGAGCGTCGATCCCTGCGGTGACGATACCTGCTGCGGAGCGGACGGTGCAGGAGCTCCCGCTCCCGGATTCGCGTACTTGCCCCAGGCGTCCGCGTCCATGTAGGCGATGTTCTTGTCGAGCCCATTGCTCGACGAGTACTGATGGATCGCGGGGCTTCCCCATGCGCCCCAGTTGTACTTCGCGGTACCTGGGTTTTCGTAGGATGACCCGGATGGATATCCGGCTCCCCACAGGCCGTAGTCCTTCGAGACCTCGGACCAGTCGTACTCGTGGGTAACGGACGCTGACATGTAGATGAGAGGCCTGACGCCGGTGAGCTCGTAGACCTTGTCAAGCCATTGCTTGGCGTAGGAAGGTCCCCACTTTATGACGGCCCCACCATATGTGCTGTCCTCCCAGTCGAGGACCGGAATTCCCGACTTGAAGTATCCCCTGCAGTTGTCGACGAAGTACTGCGCCTGTGCGGACATGCTCGACTTTGCGGGAGAGTTGGCAAAATGGTAGAAGCCCCAAAGGATTCCTGAGCTCTTACACTGCTGGACGAATCCGTCGCAGGACTTGTCGACGAACCTGGTCCCATCCGTCGCCTTCATGATCGCGAACTTAGCACCCGTGCCGGCGATGTTGAGCCCTGACTGGTAGTTGCTGATGTCGATGCCAAACATGCTCATGGTCCACTCCTATCCCTTGCGCGGCTCGTCATAACCCATGGCCTGCCCGGAGTCGCCGACCCCGTCAGTGGTCGGGTCGACGACCACTCCCAGGATCGCTAGGACGGCGAAGGCCGCATTTACGACGGCAACGAGCTCCTGGGACACGCTCGTGTAGTCCCATGTCACTCCAAAGCAGGCCAGCACAGACTGCACGAGAATCAGCGCGGCCGGCACGATTGCCACCCAGAAGCTCTTGTTCTTTACACGTACACGCCAGTTAATCATCCGTTCCTCCAGCCTTGATTTCTCTTATCTCTTGCTCGTTGAGCCTCTCTTGCTCCTCGAGCTTGAAAACCCTCTCGATGACGCCGTTGTGACGCTGCACGCGCTCTGAGAGCGTCTCCACCTTCTCGTCGAGGACTGCGAGCTTGATGTCTATGTCAGAGAGCCTCCTGGCCATCTCGTCGTCCTTCGCGTCCTTGTCCTTTGAGAGTGTGTGGGACGTCGCGACGATGGCCAGGACACAGCTTGCCGCCGATATCAGAGCCGTGACGACCCACGGCTCTATGGCCACTAGGACTCCTCCACAGGATCTTCTGCGTTTCCGGATACGATGAGATCGTACTCGGCGTTGGTTATGCGTCCCTTGTCTCGGACGTTTGCCAGCATCTCCTCTGACCAGCGCCCTGACTTGAAGTTGCGACGGGCGATCTCGTACCACTTACTGTGCGTCATCAATCGTCACCTCTCCCGGGGTCTCATCGTCGCCTTCCGGCATATCGACGTCCGCCATGCATGCTACGTAGTCGATGAGGCCGTCCTGCTTCGCCTGCTGAGCCTCGAAGCGCTCCATGGCACGGCTCACGGCAGGGTCATCCACGTGCCTGATCTCCATCAGATCCTCCAAAGTCCGTCGTAGTACCTTTCCATCTGCAGGGCACAGCCGTCGCCCGTGCACTCGCGCCGCGCGTAGCCTATCCAGCTCGCGGCCGCCATGTCGCACGTCTCGCGCGGCAACTCTCCACGCGTGGCCTTGGATACCATGCGGGCGAGCCTGCGCCGCTCCTCGCGCACCTTCTCGGGCCTCATGCGCCTGATGACGCGGCCAGACTCCGTGAGCTGGAAGGTGAGCCCCAGGAACGGTATGCGCTGCCCGAGCTGAATGACGCGCGTCTTGCGCGCGTTGAGCTCCAGGCCGCGGGTGCCTAGCCAGCGTGAGATCTCGGCGCGCCACACCGCGAGCTGGCTGCGTTCACCGATGAGCAGCATGTCGTCCATGTACCTCACGTAGCAGCGCACGCCGAGCCCCTCCTTTATGAGGTGGTCGAGCGGGTCCAGGGTGCAGATCCCGACGAGCTGCACGAGCTGGGATCCAGGTGCGAAGCCGATCTCACCGGCATACTGGGTCGTTAGGATCTCTTCCACCCTGCGGTACGACTCTCTGCAGAGCTTGCGCTCGAACGGGGCGAGCGCCACGTCGTGGCGGAGGTGCGCGTAGTATCCATGGACGTCGAGCTCCATGACGGCTCCGTCCAGGCCGTGGTGGTGCCACCACCTCCTGAGGTCGCGGTCGACGAGGTCACGCGCGAAGTCCGTCCCCTTTCCCTCCTGGCAGGCGCAGTTCTCGCGCACGAGACTCCTGGTCATCACCGGGTATATGGCGTTGTCCACGAGGCTTCGCTGGTAGACGCGGTCGCGTATGCCGATCGAGACGATCTCGCGCCGCTTCGGGTGCGTGATCGAGAAGTGCCTTGGCGGTGACGGGCGGTAAGAGCCGTCCCTGAGCGACCGGGAGAGGCGCACGCACCTCTCCCATCCGTCGAGCGACCATGCGGACACGCTCGCCTTCCACATGGTCCCGCGCTGGCAGGCGATGAGCGCCTCGTGGAGCCCCTCCGGTGACAGCGCGTATTCAAGCATGTCCTCGCCGCTGATAGGTCCCATGGCCCGCAGGCCGGTGCCGTCGGCGGGGCTCGTTTCCCCGATGCGTCCCATCGGGCGGGGTATCGGCTCCCTGCGGGGGCTCTCGCACGCTTCGCTTCCCATGCTTGCCCTTCCCAGTCGGGGGCGGCGCACACGCCGGCATTGTTCGCGTTCGTGTTGTTGACGTTGCCGCTCGAGTTCACGTATCCGACGTTGTTCGAGTTGTTCACCCAGCGGTTGGCCGAGCGCAGCCAAACGTTGCGCGCCTGTGCAGCCTAGCCCCGAGGCGAGAGGCGGTTCCTGTCCGCCTCGTGCCATCTCTTTATCAGGTCCTTCGTGTCGGTCGCAAGCTCAGACCACTTTGCGAGCTTGGGTCGCGACTTTGGGAAGACCTCGTACATCATCTGCATCTCGAACAGGAGCTCGTCGCAGTCCAAGATGGCGTCGCTCTGCAGCCGCAGCCTCTCGGCGGGAGCCCAGTCAGGGCATCCCCTTCCGACGTAGGTTCCGTTGGCGCGCCATACCTTCCTGGCGCAGTCCCATGCGGCGCCCATGATGCGGTTGGTGATCGCCTTGTACCGTCCCGGGAAGGTCTCCGTGTTTCCGCATACGGTCGCCGTGTAAGTCGCGAGCTCCCGCGCCTTGACGAAGACCTCGAGCCTGTTATCTCCGCGCTGGCTCACCGGGACGGACATTCGGGCCTCCTTGCGGTAGCGCCGTGCGATGGTTCGCACGGCGATTGTCTTCGATCAGACCATGATGCAGGCGGGGGCGGCGCACACGCCGGCATCGTACGCGCTCGTGCTGTGGACGCGGCCGCTCGAGCTCACGTATCCGACGCCGCCCGAGTTGCCCACCCAGCGGTAGGCCGAGCGCAGCCAAACGCCGCGCGCCTGTGACGTATTGTCGGCGTCGTAGGTGATGAGCTCCGGATAGGTGCTCCACCCGTCCCATGCGGACGTGCGTCCGCTTGCCTTGGCGAGCGCGAGCCAGTAGTCCCACGTCTCTCCCTCTGAGGAATATCCCTGGGCCGTGCCCGAGAGGTAGTTGGAGAGGTAGTGCTGGCGCAGCGACGGAGGGAAGAAGCGGTCGTAGGTGTCAATGACGGCGCCCTTCTGCAGGCTGTTTGGGTGGCTCTCAGTCTTTACCAGGACCTGCCCGACGCCGGCCATGAAGTCTGAGTCGAGGCCTGCCAGGAAGCCTGCCTTGGTGGCTGCGAGGTGGTGCGGGCGCTGCCAGCGCGTCGTCTGGCTCTGCCAGGATCCGGCGGGGGCGGCGCTGTTGAGCCATTGCCTGAGGGCGCTCTCAGACCAGTCGTTCGATCCGTAGGTCGCACGCGGGATTGCGTTGAAGTTCCCCTCCGCCGTGTATGACAGTGTCCCGAGGTTCGTGCCCCCGGTCCCGCTCGTGATTGGCACCGACTCTATGGCCGCTGACCCGAACTGTGCGTAGGTCTGCACGCCCATCGTCGTGAGCTTTGATCCGTAGGGGTCGCCAGAGAAGACGAGCTGCCCCCTCGCGGGGACCTCCTTGGTCGTGGTGAACTGGAAGCTTCGAGTGCCGGTCGTGGCCCACTCTCCAGAGGTCCCCCATGAGGTCGAGACGTTTGCCGAGAAGTTGTAGGTGCCGGCAGGCAGCGCTGCGTCCTGGCTGTAGAATGCCTGCTTCGCGTCGAAGGCGATCTGGAGCGGCACCGCGCGGTGGGCCTGGAGCACCATGCCTGGAACCTTGGAACCGTCCGCGAGCGTGACCAGCGGGTGGTCGGCGTCGCGGCCGTCAAGGTGGCTCATGACGTCCCATGGTATCGTGTGCTTGGTCTCTCCGTCCGTCCATGTGCTTGGAATCTGGTCGCCGACCTTGAGGTAGTCCGAAGCCCTGCCTGAGGAGATGAGTGAGTGGAGCTGGGAGTGCGACAGCTCGGTCACCTTTGGCACCTGCATGCCAGAGATAACCTTGAGCTGGTCGCGGATGTCGAGGAGTATCTGGTTCCTCGTCCCCTGGTTCTCCCGTGTGGGGAAGTTGTAAGTCTCTGCCATCTAGGCTCCCCTCTCTACGACAACCTGCGGTGTCGCGTTTCCGTCCGAATCCTTACCAATCTGCAGGTAGACCCCTGTGGCGTCCTGTTTCTTCGCCAGCTCTCCACGGAGCTCTTCGATGCTGGCCGAGAGCTGCTCGAAGGGCGTCGGCGTGGGGCTGGTACCCTGCGCCGCCATCCCGTAGCAGCCCTTTGAGACCGTTCCGGCCTCCGCGAGCTGCGTCACGCGCCGCGCTCCGTGCGAGTCGGTACCGTAGCAGCCCACGAGGAGGGCGCCGGGGTCGGCCAGCGTCTCCCATGGCACCTTTGCAGTCCCGTCAGGGCCTGGCGTTACCTCGACCTCCTTTCCCGAAGCGGCGTTGCGGAAGACGAGTGTCCGCGAGAAGCCCGACCAACCGGAGCCGGCGTCCGGGTCGACCTCTACCTGGCACGTGTAGACGAGGGATGATCCAGACACCAGCGACGGCTCGCGCTCCGTCACGCGTATCCCGTAGTCAGTGAGCAGTACCTTCATCAATTCTCCCATCCGAGCACTCGCACGATGCGGAGCACGTTTCCGGTGCCGGATGACGCCCCAAGGGCGTACTCGCCGCCCCATCCGGCCTCTGTGGTGATGTCCGTACCGCTTATCCGCACCTTCAGGCACTTGAGATATAGGGCAGTTGAGTTGCGCTGGAAGCCCCACAGTCCGACAGTCTTGCCGTCCGGGTCCGGAACGTACTGGCTGTAGTACGTTCCGTCGTTGTCCTGGTACACGATGAGCATGGCCACCAGGTCGGCAGCGCTCCTGCTCATGCCAGTGATCCCCCCGCCGAAGTTCGACTCGGCGTTGACCCATATCTCCTCCCCGAGCATGAGAGAGTCCAGCGCGCGGTAGAGCGAGCACGTGTCGTACCTGACGTGCGACGTGCGTGTGTCTATCGCTGAAATAGAAACGTACGGGCCGTCCACGACCCGGGAAGATCCGTATCCCTTCCCTGCGCCTATTGAGAAATTTCCGTTGATGTCCTGCACGCCATCCGTGTAGTGCGAGGCGTGCATGCTTATGTAGCTCGAAGACCCGTCCTTGCCGCAGCTAACGTCGGCGAGGTCGAGCGTGACATCTCGCGTCGTCCCGTCATCATCTGTGACCTGTCCGCCGTCCTGCTGGACGCGCAGCGCCGCTATGGTTCTCGCGAGCACCGCGGCGTTTGCGCTCTGCATCGTGAGGTACGTGTTGCCGTTGATGATCCTCTGGCAAACCTCCCCAAGGTCGTCGCAGAACTTTATGACTGCCTCGCTCGAGTTCTTCCCGAGCTCGATTACGGTCTTCGAGAAGCTCGCGAGCACCTCGAGGGCATCTCTGACGTACACCGCGTCAGAGTCGACGTAGACGTTGTTCCCAGATGGGTTTCCGACGGTTACGCGCGATGCGTACACTGGCGCCGAGCACACCTGCCATGATGAGCCGTCGTACACGAACGCGACGGCTGTCCCTGCCACCCAGTAGGCGTAGTCCGTACCGTTAGTCATGATCGGCTTTGCTGGAGTCGTCGACGACCCATCCGCGCTCCTGACCGCAAGCGTCGGTGACGCGGCGACATTTGCTGCGCTGAAGACGACCGACACGGACGCGCCGGCCGAGAGTTCGATTGACCCTGCCTGGAGCGTTGCTACCTTTGCGGCAACGTCCTGCGCCGTCGAGGAGGACGCCACGAGCATGCGGCCGTCCTTGCCGTCTGCCCCGGGTGCCCCGTCCTTTCCGGGGGTTCCGTCCTTGCCAGGGGCGCCAGGGTCGCCCTTCGCGCCCCTTATCTCGCTCCATCCGTAGTCAGACGGATTCGTGCTGTCGAGCGGGTCGAAGTCGGTGCGCGTCCCGAGGTGGGTCGCGCCCTCGAAGGCGGTGGTTGAGAAGTTCGACCTTCCGTCGCCGCTGGTGGAGTAGGCGAAGTGCACGTAGCTCGTCTTTCCGTCAGCCCCTGGGGCGCCTGGGATGCCATCCGACCCGTCCTCCCCGCGGAAGCGGCTCCATGTGTAGGAGGACGCCGAGGCTGGGTCCTTCGGGTCGTGCGACGTGCACCATCCGATGTAGACGTCCGGCGTCTCGGTGATCTGTGAGTCGGTGGGGTCTGCGACCGGCGAGTACTTCACGTGGACGTATGCGCTCTCCCCGGGTGCCCCGTCCTTTCCGGGGGTTCCGTCCTTGCCAGGGGTGCCACGGTCGCCCGGGGTTCCGGGGATGCCGCGCTCACCGCGCGCGCCGGTGATGCAGACCGGGGCCGCATGTGTCGTCGATCCTCCCCTCGTCGTGGACGTGCGCATCCACATGTACTTCCCGTCGACCCAGGACGGGGCACTCTCGGACCACGCGGCATCGTCTCCTGGCGACGTGGTCGGGCTGTCGGTCTGCACGAACTCGTATGACTCCGACTCTACCTTTGCTGCGAGCTCGTCCCTTGTGCGGTCGCCTCCGCCGATGACGCCTGTGACGATGGGTGTCTTGCTTGCGCCGTCAGGTCCGTAGAGCGAAACGATCACGCGGTCGCCCTCGCGCACGTCCTGGCTCGTGGCGACGGGGACGCCCTGCGAGCCGTCGCCCGACACGACGTCTCCGCCGACGTCGACGTACACGACTCCGGCCGCCGAGTCCGTCCGTGCGGTGCCCATGGTAGCGCTCGCAACCGGGCGCCTTCCAGCAGCCTCCTCAGCCCTCGGGTCTGAGCGGAAGGCCCTGGCGAGCTCGAGCCTGCTTATCGCCATTGCTACACCTCCTTCAGGGTGAGCGCGACCGTCATCCCGCCCAGGTCGACGTCGACGTCCTTGGCTAGGCACCTGGTGGCCTCGCCTCCGTCCTGCCAGAGCACGATGTCTCCCTGGTGGACCGGGAAGTACATGCACTTGACCGTCCTCTCGGCTGTGCCTGCCGAGTCGGCGGCCAGGTACTGGTCGGCGAGTCGCTGTGCCTGCCAATTGGTGGCCGGGCTCATCTCCGTCACCGAGTGCTGGGCCGCCACGGTGTAGCCGCGCGATGCTGCCGAATATCGGGATGACGGAGAGACGTCCGAGGACGCTGATATCTCCGTGTCTCCGTCCTTGTAGATGACGACGGCGCGCGAGGCCACCTTGCCGACCTCCTCGCTCCATCCGACGCCCTCGTCCAGGACGATGGTCCTCGGGTCCCTCGGGTCGAGCACCCAGTCGGGCTCCCGTCTCGATGGCTCGACGTACGGGCCCATCACTATCCTGCCGTGGCCGTCAACCGAGAGGCGGTTTCCCGCCGTGGCGCACACGTCGAAGAGGTCGGAGAGGAAGGTGTCACCGAGCTCGTATACGACCGTCGAGGCGTAGCGGTGGGAGTAGGAGCCGGCGAGGACAACCCCGTCCTTCTCGACCGTCTGGCATATCCTCGAGAAGGCGTCTGTCGTCTGCGCCCCCTGTCCGATGGTGAAGTGGCTAGCCAGCGTGTCCTTCGATATCGACCAGAGGACGCTCTGCAGGTCGAGGTCGAGCGTGGTCCCGCCTGAGCGCTCGGTCCGCGCGACCTTGCTGGGTATGAGCGTCGCTAGCTCCTCGCGGTATGAGTATCCTGGGCACTCGTGGACAATCCTCACCCACGAGCCGTCAAGCCACGATCCTGTGTCGAGCACCCTGAGCGAGCCGGAGACGCGATGGTCGGTGTAGTAGCCCTCGGTGATCGAGCAGCCGTCGAGGATGACGTCTGGCAGCTCTCCGCGCACGGTGTCGAGCGAGTGCGGGTCGACCATGAGCGCATGGATCCTGTCCACGCGCCCACCGTCGCGCCACATCGACATGTCCCTCACAGCGACTCCTCCTCCTGCTTGACGGTCGCCTCGGTGCGGTTCCTGATCCCGATGGGCTTCGAGACCTCCAGGACGGCCACGTGGTGCCTGCCGCCCCTGGGGTCGCGGAACGTGGCGTGGTGGGCGCCCTTGAGCTCCTCGAGAGCTTCGCGCGTGGCCCATGGCCTCTCGCCGTCCTCCAGGACGACTCCGGAGACAGTGAGGTCGCGCACCTCGGTCTCGCCGAACGTGTAGGTCGGGTACTGCCTTCCGGTGGTGATGTGGCGCTCGTACTGGGGCTGGCCGGTGTCAGACATGGTCGGGGCCTGGCCGAGCCCGAGGTGGAGCACGCACGCCCTCGCGCCAAGCTCTTCGTCATCCCAGTTCCACACGTAGCCCGGCTCGTCGATCCCGCTCACGCGGTCGACGTTCGTTCCCCAGAGGTCGCCTGACCTTGACGCCATGCAGACGTCGAAGGGCTCGTTGAGGGGAGGCGTGACCTCGAACGTCCTGCTGCCCGGAGCCTGGGAGACCTGCGGGCACTCTTCCATTCCGTTGCCGGTCATCATCCACACGCGGTCCGTGGCGTGGGCCGGCAGCGTCACGAGCAGGGTGTCCCTGTCCGTGAGCATGTAGGCAGGCACCACGGATATGCCGTGGCTCTGGTCCCAGCTCATGGACGCAGCGGCCGTGATTGTGACCGTCGCCGAGTCGGTGCGCACCCTGAGGCTGACGGTCACCCTGTCGCCGTCCGGTGGCACGGCCGAGAGGTAGGAGATTGGCACCTCGAGCGTCCCCGAGCCTGGCATCGCGGTCGCCGTGTACTGCTGTGAGAGCACCTGCGTCACGTTGCCGTAGCGGTCGGTGCTCGTAGCGGAAAGCACGGTGATCGTGTTGCCTCCGCGTGCCCAGTCGCTGGCGTAGGAGAGGACGAGCCCGTCCGGTGACCATCCAACGGCCGATACCGTGACGGTGGGCGTCCACGCGAGCGAGCAGACGAGTGCGCGAGAGTGGCCGTGCGAGTAGAGGCCATCGAGGTCTCCGTACCCGCTGGAGAATCGTCGCACCTCAACCTCGACCCGAACGAGGTCGTAGGTGGAGTTGTCGACCGCTGGCAGCGCCATGGCCGGCCCCACCTTCGTGGGCAGGTCCTCCGTCGTGACGTTTGGCCTCCAGGTGGTGCCCCACCCACCGTTTGCGGTGGACCCGTCGGCCATGGAGTGCCACGCCCCCATGGCTGGCATCGTCCGTCCGACGCGCCTCGCGGCGTAGCGGTAGCGGGCCTGCCACGACGTCCCGGCGCACGACCAGAGCGCCTCCCACGAGGATGCTCCGCGCGCCGGCTGAGAGGCAGATGGCTGACTTGAGCTCCCGGCCGGGCGCAGCCCAAGCAGGGATGGCACCGGAAGCGCCGCGTCGGTCGCCTCTGCTGGCTCGAAGAGGAAGTCCTGGGCGGCCGTGTCGTTCTTCTCCCAGATCCTGAGGTTGGTCCCTGGCGTGGTCCTGCCGCAGCATACGTCCAGGCAGAGGGTGGCGCCGGATGCGGCTACGTTGTGGAGCGTGTAGCATGGCATGATGGTGCCGTTGAGCGTTGCCGTGCCGTGCGGGGTGACGACCCAGTACTGGTCCGTCCCACCGTCGTCGGTGGACTGGACGACGTTGTCTCCCGAGACGGCAGAGCTCAGCCGGTTGGCTACCTCCAGGAGCTGCATTGAGTGGCAGAAGGCGAGCTTCGCCTGGCCCGTCCTCGCGTACTCGTTGACCCAGACCACCTGGTTGTTTCCCGAGTCCGGTCCCGATCCGATGTGCTCGCCAGAGATCATGACGTTTGCTCCGGCCGCGTGGCTCGACCCGTCCACGTCGATCGCGAGGCTCGTGTCGACCTTTGGCCGCACGACGTAGGTCCCCACGGGGATGGGCTCCATGGGCACGAAGATCCACATCTGGTCGGTCGAGATGCCCTCGTCCTCCGAGATGCAGAGGTTCTGGCCCGAGTGCGGGGTGCCGGTTCCGTCGGCCTCGAGCAGATACCTGGTCGAAGCTGCGTAGGTGCTCGAGCACCAGATCTTGTAGACCTGTCGCGACGACCCCTGGTACGTCTCGGTCCTGCCCTCGACCGGCTGTATGATCCACTGCTGCGCCGCGGTGTCGTTCGCCTGGTACTGCTGCACGTTGTTGCCGTGCGCGAAGCGGCCGTTGGCAACGTCCACGCACTTGCCGGTCGCGGCGAAGCACAGCTGCCTCGTGCCGTCTGCCCTCGTCCAGACCCTCAGGAGCTGGGCGTCCGTGTCGTTGCGCGTGAAGAGCTGCACGTTCGCGTTGTTGCCGTCCGTGGCCCCGCACGAGTCGAGCGCGAGTGACGTGTTCCCCAGGTTCAGGACGACGTAGGTGCCGTCCTCTACCGTCGGACTAGACACTTACCATCACCCCAAGCCTCTGCATGTCCAGCACGAAGTCCTGGATCCTCTCGTCTATGGCGTCCGAGTCGTTGACGCGGGTGCCGTTGAAGTTGAGCACGTAGGTAGTCCCTCCGGATTCCTGCCCGAAGGCGGCGCCCGCAAGGGCCTTGGCCCACGGCTTTATGTTTCCGTTGGTGTAGGGCACGATGGCCTCCGCCCCGCTCTCGCCCATGAGGGCAGCGTGCCGCACGATGCCGCCCTTGGCGTAGACGTCAACGCCGATGTGCGGCACGCTGAAGTGGGCCGGGTCGAGGTTGAAGCTACCCGACACCGTGATGTGCGGCACGGGGATGTGGGGCCACGATATCCTGAGCCCGCGGAAGAACCCCGCTATCGCGTTGAGGCCGTCGGAGACGGTGTTCCGCGCGCCGTCCATCGGCCCCCTGATCGCGTTGGCCACTCCCTGGAATATCCCGGAGACGACGCCTGTGATCCCGTTGAGGATGGAGCGGAACGCCCCGGCGATTCCGTTGAGGATGCCGGTAACCGTGCCCGTGAGCGCGTTGAGGATGCCGGCCACGATCTGCGACATGCCGCTCATCGCGGTCTGTGCCCCCTCGGCCGCCATCGACCAGTCTCCGGTGAAGACGCCCACGAAGACGCCTATCACCGCCTCTATGGTCCCCACCACGGCCTGCACGATGCCTCCTATGGCCTGGATGGCGCCGGATATGACGGAGCCGGCAATGGAGAAGGCGGTCGCGAAGCTGTTCACGGCAAGGTCCGCGACGAGCTGCAGGGCGGGGGCCACGACGCCGGCGAGCACGGAGGCCACCACGGAGAGCACGGGCTGTATGGCCTGGAAGGCCGGGCCCAGGCTCGTGGCGAGCGCGTCCCCTATCATCTGCAGCGCGCCCATGAGGGCGTCGACTGCTGGCTGGAACGTCGATCCGAGGTTCGACGCGAGGTCGGCCAGGCCCTGCCATAGCGTCTGGAGGGCGGGCCCGAACGTGTCCGCGAGGTAGGACCCCACGGCCTGCAGGGCCTGCCCGATTCCGTCGAGGACCGGTCCTATCGTCGACGAGGCCTGCTGGACGATCGCGTCGACCTGCGAGCGGAACTGGTCGTTTGTGGCGTAGAGCGTGGCAAGCACTCCCACGACGGCGCCTATGGCCAGGACCACGGCCCCAACCGGGCTTTGCACGAGCGCGAGCACGCCATTGAGCGCGCCGATGGCCGAGTTGACGCCCTTCACCACGTCGGAGGCGGTCTTGAGCGCCGCGAAGGCGCCTACCACGCCGCCGATGGCCGGTGCTACCTCTCGCAGCTTCTGGAGGATCGAGTCAATCGTCCCGATTACCTGCGATGCGTCTATCTGCGGGAGCTGTATGCCGGCGCCGGAGAGCATCGATCCTACGGAGTTCCACGCCCCCGCCACGGCGGTGGAGAGCAGGTCCCTGAGGGCGGATCCGACCATGGAGGCGACCTTCGGGAGGTTCTCCACGATCCTCTGCCCGATGACCTGCACCCTCGGGCCGACGTTGTCCGCCACGGCCATGAGGGAGTCGATGAGGTTCTGGGTGAGCTGGCCCATGTCGGCGTTGTCGTCGGCAAGGCCCGTGAGCCAGTTCTGCCAGGCTGCCTTGGCCATGGCCGCCGACCCGGCGATGGTGTGTGCAGCCTCCTCGGCCGTGTCGCCTGCAATGCCCTGCTGTACCTGTATGTCATGGATCGCCTGCACGACGTCGCCGAACTTGTCTATGGTGAGGTCGCCGGCCTGTCCGTTGGCCTTCTCCCAGGCGTTGGCGTCGGCTATGAGGCGCTCCATCTCCGTCTTCGTGCCGCCGTAGCCCAATTTCAGATTATCCAGCATCGTGTAGTTCTGCTTGGCGAAGCCCTGGTACGCGTTCTGCACGTCCTGGATGTTCGACCCGAAAATGTTGGCGTTGTCGGACATGTCGATCATGGCCTGGTTGGCCGACTCAGCGGCCTTCACGACGTCACCGCCGAAGGACTGCTTTAGTGCGGAGCTGAAGCTGGTGACCTGTTGCATGTAGTCGTTGGCCGAGAGCCCGGCCGACACGTAGGCGTCCGCCGCGTACTGCTTGACCCGCCCCGCCGCGTTGCCGAAGATCTTGTCCACGCCGCCTGCGAGCTGCTCGTAGTCTGCGTAGCTGTCGAGCGCCTGCTTGCCGACCGCCACGAAGGCCGTGCCGACCGCGGCCACTGCCGCCGTGGCGACCTTGGAGGCCGTGGAGACGGCCTTTCCGAGGCCGTCTCCCACCGTCGAGTCGAATCCCTTCATCGACGGGATGATGGAGACGTAGGCGGAGCCAACCTCACTGTTTGCCATCGTCACCGCCTCCTTGCCACCAGCTGTCGAACTCCGCCACCGGGATGGGGTCGCGACCATACGAGACGTGCCGGTCGTCGACGACTCCCGGTCGCGGTATGGGCTGCGGGATGTAGCGCCTTAGGTCGTGCTTGCTGTTCACCTGCGAGAACTCCCAGGCGAGCATCGAGAGCGTGTCCGAGATGCCTGCCAGGAGCTGCTGCGTGTACGACGATCCCGCCCATTCGGCCTCGTCTGCCCTGTCCTGGTGCTCGTCTCTCCAGGTTGCCGAGTCCTGCGGCAGCCACAGCAGGAAAGCCCGCAGAGACCACGCGGACAGTCCGGCACCCAGTTCGCCCAGGGTGCGGCCTGTCCGCGTCATGAGGTCGTACTCGATTGCCTCGCCGTGCTCGGCTATCCTTCGCGCGAGGTCGAGGTTTCCCCCTCGTCGGGCTCTCCAGCGTCCTTGCGGGCGGCGTCCCATGCCTGGTAGAGCGTGCCAAGGACGTCGATGGGGATGGCCTTTGCTGCCTCGCCCACATGGTCGGCGAGGAACCCCCCGAACCATTGGTAGATGGAGATGGACATGTCGATCGCGTCTGCTGCGGGCATCTCGGACGAGTCGGCGAGATCCGAGGCCTTCTTCCCTGACGAGCTCGCCTTGCCGAGCGCGCGGTACTCCTCGACGGTGAGGCAGAGCGGCACGCTCACGACCTCGCCGTCGAGCTCGAACTCGAAGCTTCGGGGCTTGGTGATCACCTTGATCATGCTGCCGCCACCAATCCGTCGTCGACGTAGATGTAGATGTTGTTGCCGGAGTCGTCCGGGTAGGTCGTGAGCGTGAGCGGGAGCTTGACGGCGTCGTTCGCGACGAAGTCGATCTCGTCCACGTTGGTGACCTGTCCGTCCGGGACGACGATGCGGACGCGTGCCAAGCCGTCCTTCATGTTGAACGTCCACGAGCGGCGCGGGGGCAGGTCCTTGTTGACCGTGATGGTCACCTGTTCGCCGTGTTCCTTGGTCGCCGGGACCCTATGCACGTGGTCGTCTCCGAAGGCGTGGCAGAGGGCCTCGTAGCTCATCTGCATCTCGGACCATGCAAGCGTTCCGTCGAAGGACTCGAGGATCTTGCGCACGGTAGCGCCGGACCAGTCTGCGATGTCGTTGGTCGAGCGGTCCATCGTGAGCTTGAGGCCGTCGTCCGAGCAGTAGCCCGAGGCAGTGAAGGCCTCGTCGAGGGCCGCCTTTGCGTCCGTCGGGAGCGTCGTCCCGAGAGGAGCGTCCAGGATCGCGCCCGTGGTGAGCTGGTCGGGCGCTCCGACCAGCACCTTGCTTACGTCGATGCCTTTCATGTGGCATCCTCCAATCTCAGTCGAGCAGGTTCACCGATAGCGGCTGGGTGACCTGCCACACGAACCACCCGCCGTCCTCGCGCCCGTAGGAGAGCACCGATGGCACCCCCACGGCGTTGACGTGGCGGTCGGTCATCCTCTTCGTCCTCGACGCGATGGCGAGCATGTTGGCATACGCCTCGGCGTCTGCCTCGCTTCGGCTCCACACCTGGAACGAGATCTCCGGGTTGTCGTGGGGGTAGTCGAGCTCGCCGCCCGTCCTCTCAACCACGACGAAGGTCTTCTCGTCGGCATCGACGCCTCCGGTGGCGTCCATGGGGAGGTAGGTGCAGGCCCTGACCCCCAGGGTCGTCGCTGCCCACTCGACGGCGCACTGAACGGAAGAGAACATTTCGCCTCCCTCACTTCACGGACTTCGCCAGCGTGTTGTGCACGAGGTTCGACCTCATGGCGTGGAGGTCGGCCGCGTACACGTAGGCTCGCACGCGCTTCGATCCGACCTTGACCCTGAGGCCGTAGCTCTCCGCCCCGTACATCGAGCTCGCCTTGGCGCGCGCACGCTCGCCGGCCGTCCTAACCAGGCGCTCCGCGACGGGGCCTCGGAGCATCTGCCTCGCGAAGGCCTCGCTTGGCTCGAATCTGTCGAGCGTCACCTTGCAGGAGCTAGCCATCGGTCCTCCCAAGCAGCACGTAGGTGTCCCACGGGCCCATCACCGCGCCCTCGGGGTACGGCTGGGGCTCGCCCAGCACCCGGAGCCAGGACCTGCCGTCCGGGCTCACGAGGGCTCCCCTGAGGCACCCGCGCCACCCGCGCGGCATGTGGGCCGTGGCCGTCACGCTCGCGCCCTCGGGGCGCGAGTCCGCGAGATCCGCGGGGGTACCGGGCGCCCAAAGGCACCCCGGGACCGACACGGGCTCCGCCCATCCGACAACTTCGTTGCCGAGCCTGTCGCGGCCGGAGTCACTCCTCACCCTTACCTGCAGGGTCACAGTCGGGTACATCAGTCGCCCCCGATCATGCAGACGTAGCCGATGCGGCCACGGCCCTGGCCGAGCTCGCGCCTCTCCTGCGACGTGAGGTAGAGGTCGCCGGAGGGCTGCGAGAATGTCTGCGACCCCCCGTATGGGCTCGCGGTCCAGGAGCTCTGCGTGACGCCCAGGGCACCGGAGGTGCCGGCGCTCATGGCCCTTATGACCATGGCGCAGCAGATCCGGCGCACGGTGGCGTCATCGGGCGAGCCCACCGCTGCTGCCCCGATCTTGTCGAGGGCGTCGGGTATGAGCGCGGCGCAGCGCGTGCGCTCCTCGGCGGTGAGCTCGCGCCAGCGGGACTCGACGTCGGATACGGTCACCTCAACCGCGCTCATGTCTAGGCCTTGAAGGTGGCGGAGACGATGTAGTCGGTGATCTCTGGCACGAGGGCCAGGCCCAGCATGGCGTGGGTCTTGACGCTCCCGTGGTCGTAGTCGGGCCTGTGCGCGACGCCGATGATGCCGTAGTCATCGGTCTCGTACTCCAGGCCGCCGTCGGAGAGTGCCGCGAAGTCGAGGCCGTAGGGATGGACGTTCTCGACTGGCGTCACGGCGACGGTGCCGGCCTTCTGGCGGGACGTGAGGATGACGTTCTCGACGCCGAGGAAGCTCTCGAGGTAGGTGAGGCCGAAAGAGGTCTGCGTGGTGACGTCTGCGTTGCCGAGGTAGGTCGCTGCGTCCATGCGGTTCACCCAGTGCACGAGCGTGCCGCCGGAGTCCTGGTTGGTCTCCATCGCGGTGCCCAGCGTGCCGTCCGCCATGGCGAGTGCCATCTGCAGGTTCGCGCTGGTGCCTGAGGCCTTTCCGGTGCCGGCCGCGAGGAATGCGTAGAACTGCGTGAGCGCGAGGTCGCGCAGCTGGTTGCGGAACTTCCGGTCCGTGCGCATGACGGCGTTCTCGTAGCCGCTCTTGAGGATGGCCTCGGCGGTGGTGAGCTTGTCGTAGCGCTTGGGGCTGAGGTCGCCGATGGGATCCTTGTCCAGTTTGTAGTGGGAGAGCGCCGCCGCCTCGCCCTCGGCCGGCGCCGACGCCGCGAGCTGGCCTGTCACCTTGTACTGGTAGAGTGCGGTCCCGGCCGTGATGATCTCCACGTCGAAGAGCCCCAGGGCGTCGGCGAGCTGGTCGTAGTCCTGGTGGAAGGTGGTGACGAACTCCTGGTCCAGCGCCGCGCACACGTCCGCCGCGGTGATGGAGTTCTCCTGTGCTGGCATGTCTGCCTACTTTCTGCGCTCCTGCGCGATCTTGGCCGCCCTGGCCATCACGCGCTCGCGCGGGTTCTTGATCTTCTCGATCTCTTCCTCGGTCATGGCCTTTGCGCCCGTCGGCTTGCCCTCGTCGGTCACGGTCGGGTAGCGTGGCGCCGCCTTGATCGCTTCCGCGACGGCCTTGGCCTGGGCCGTGAGCGTCTCGTCGTCGGTCCCCGAGAGCGTTGACACGATCTCCTGGGAGACTCCCGTGACCTTGGCCACCTTGGAGACGAGCGCGGCGCGCTCGCTCCTGGCCTTGAGGGCCTTGTTCTCCTCCTCGAGCGCCGAGAGCCTCTCCTCGGTGGTCTTGGACTTGCCCTGCAGGTCTTCGTAGGCCTTCGCCTTCTCGGCGTTGGACTTCGAGCGCCTCTCCCACTTGCGGGAGTTCTCCTTTGCCTTCTCCAGCTCCTCCTGGGAGGACTTGTAGAGGGCCTCGTAGTCTGGTGCCTCGGTGACGTCGCCCTCGCCCTGGTCCTGCATGCCGCCCTGGTCCTGCTCTGCCATGACTTCCTCCTGTCCGCCCCGTGCGGGGCATCCGTGGCCCGTGCGGGCCGTGTCTTCCTGGTGGCGTGCGCCATCCATTAACGAAAAAGGCGCCCGTGGGCGCCGTTTCTCCTGTCTTGCGTTCTTGCCGTTTGCTGCCAGTTGCCGCGGATGCACTCGCCGACGAGTGAGTCCCATGCCTCCGGGGACGGGTCGGCCCTCCTGTGGTCCGCCTGGTCGAACGTCATGGGCTCACCATTGGCCACGCCCGCTATCCTCGGCGCGGCGGCCTCTTAGTCACGTGCCTCCGTGGACGACCCCCCGTCGCGCCAGCGGCGGAAGAGTTCGTCCGGGTCGTAGCCGGCGACATTGGTCTTGCCGTTGATGCCCGGGACCAGCACGCAGGTGCAGTGCCTGTGGCTGCCCGCGCCCGCGGTCTGCTCATTGCGGTAGACGAAGCCGCGGGAGGCGAGCATTAGGCAGTAGGGGCACGGGTTGGCCCTCGTGGGCACCCGCGCGTACCTAACGCCGCGCCCGGCGCGCGAGACGCTCCTCGCCACGGTCAAGGTGGCCGCCAGCCTCGTGTGGTAGGAGGCGAGCTCCGACACGCCGTCCAGGAAGCCGTCGGCGTCGCCGGAGGAGAGCTTGCCGGCCTGGTAGCGCACGCCCTGCGAGATCGCGTCGGCATCGGGGCCATCCCAGACCTCGGCCCTTGTGGCCTCTACGCCCTCGGCCTCCATCACCTCGTCGAAGAGCTCTGCTGAGATGGCCGAGGTCGCCCCTCCGTACTTCGCCGTCGCGTTCGTCACCGCCTGGATGGCGAAGTCCCTGACCTGCGCGACCGTTGCCTCGGGGTTTGCCGAGACGAAAGACCTTACCGCCTTGGATGCCTGACGGCCGGACGCGCCGGCCGCCTTCTCCAGGGCCATTGCGTAGGCATCAAGAGCCCGCTTGGGTATCAGTGCCATTTGCCAGACCTCCAATCAGCTCTAGACCCTGCGCCCTCGCGACCTCGCGCTCGATTGCACGGGCCTGGTCGTGGTCGAAGCCCATCATCTCCGCGCAGGCCATGGTCGACCCGAACCCCTGGCGCACGGCCGCGTACTTCGTTGCCGCATCGGCCCTTGATGCGAGCGAGGCCATGTTCGCCGGGAGGAAGTGCGGGCGCACGCTCGCCTGGTGCTCGGTGAGCTCCGAGGTCGGCACGTTGCCCTCGACGGCCATGGCAAGCCTGACCACGCGCGCCATCGACTCCCGGTCGGACGCTATGTCGCGCTCGGCCACGTCGCAGATGTCGCCGCGCTCGGCCTCTATGGCCTCCGCGCTCGTGGGGTTCGAGGTCACCACGCCCAGGCTCGCGAGCGGCACCGCGGTCTCGAACGAGAACTGCCGCGCCAGCATGTGGAGCTGGTCGAGGAAGGGCTGCGGGCTCGCACCCGTGGTCTGCTGGAGCGTCGGCACGTTGCCGTCGCCGTCGCGCGTCCCGAGCAGCAGCGAGTCCACGTACGCCTTGAACTTGTCGCTCTTCATCGCGTCGAACTGCTCATCGGTGAGCCCCATGATGGCGGCGCGGGGCATCATGTAGAAGGTCGAGAGCACCTGCATGCGGAAGAGCGTGCGCGACGCCTCGTCGCAGAGCCTGCGCACGTAGCGCGTGATGCGCGTGCGCCCGAAGGGCTGCTCGCGGTCGGCTAGGTGCGTGAGCGAGACCATCATGGGGTCGCGCTCCGGCGTCTCACCGGTCTCGGCGTCCCAGTGCGTCCGGTCGCGCCTCCTGATGACGATCACCCTTCCCGGTAGGTAGACGTTCGCCTGGGTCGGCACGGGCCTGCGCCTGCTCCAGTCAGTGCGCTCAGAGCGGGCGACGCAGAGCCCCGCCGCAACCACTCCGGGACGGTAGTCCGCGCTCTCGATGGCGCTCGCGTCCTCGGCCGAGTGGAAGCGCACCTGCGCGTGCCCGTCCGGGCCGCGGTTGACGGCCACGAAGGCGCAGCCCTGAGTGAGCTTGCTCGGAAGCGTCTGCATGTAGCCCAGGTCGATGGCGTTCCGTTCCATCACCGCGTCAAGCAGGGGCTCGTCCCGCCCGTCGAGGGCCGCGAAGCCGTCGAGCCTCACACGCGCGGCCAGGGCGTCGACGGCCTTGGTGGCCCAGCCCGTCACCCAGTCGTCACGGATGCGGTCGCTCGCGATCTGCAGCTGGAAGATCGGGTCAGAGACGGAGAAGTCCTGGTCGTAGTAGGACCGCACGAGCCTGTTGTGACCTGCGTGGGTCGAGAGCTGCCAGACGAGCTGCTCGACCACGTCCCGCTCGTCCTGCGAGAGTCCGTCGGCGTCCTTGAGCCTAGAGAGCTCGCTCATCCTATCCTCGCCTTCCTCTGCGGGTTCCTCCTGGTCGTGAGCACGGCCTCGAGCGCGAGCGCGGCGCTCTCAATCGCCCCCGACTCGGCCGTCGGCCCGTCGCCGAAGCCGTAGCCCGTCCGCCCTATGCTGCGCCGCACGCTGCCGCACGCGCTCTCGTCAAGCGCCTGGCTCGTCGGGTGGCGCATCTGCCCGCTGCCGACGCGGTCGACCATCGTCGACGCTGCGGCCTGGGCCTCTCGCGGGGAGCACTCGATGACCTCGCCCTTGCACGTCATGCCTAGGTCGCGCAGGCGCTGGGCGAACGGGGCACCGTCCTTGCCGTCGATGAGCGTGCATGACGTCCTCGACCTTCGGTCCGCGATCCATGCGGCCAGCCCGGGCGTTCCGGCCTTGGCGTCCCCGATGTCTATCAGCTCGACGTAGGGGTGCCCCTCCTCCGGCCGTATGGCTGCGGATATCCAGAACGTCCGCCCGTCAGGCGAGAACTTGACGCCGAACGCCGTGAGCCCGTGGATCCCCCTCGCCTCGTCGTCGGAGACGGCGCACCTGCGCCAGTCCTCGGAGGAGAGCGCGCTGTGCGAAGACTCGCGCTCTGGGAGCCACCAGCCCAGGCAGTCCTGGAGGAAGCCGTCGTGGCCCATCACGTCGAGGTCGTTCTCCAGGGACACCTCCTGGGTCACGATGCCCAGGCTGGGGTTTGTTGCGTACCAGACCGTGCGGTCGGTGACGTCTGCCTTGGCGTCGGCGGTACCGTACTCGCACCAGCACCGGCTTCCTCCCGCGTCCTCGCGTGCGAGGCGGCGCTGCTTGGCGAATATCGTCCCCGAGTCGGTCGGGCGCGGCGGGGTCCCCATGAAGATGATCTGCGGGTTGCCGTGCGGCGCCGCGTTCGTCGTGGGCGTGATCGCCTGCGACTGGATCTCGGAGAGCGCCTGCGCCTCGTCGTAGAAGATCACGTCGTAGGAGCTGCCGAGCGAGCTCGCGTTCGTCCTCGTCGTGAAGTGGATGCATCCGCCGCCCACTAACTCGTACTTCTCGGAGGCCGTGCCGTTGTCCACGTCAGACACGAGCGCGTTCAGCCCGTTCTTCGGGGCGTTCGGGTCGTTGGCCTTCTTCCCCAGGATGCGGCGGAAGCGGTCGACCATCTCGAGGATGGTCGTGTACTTGTGCTCGGTCCACAGGACGCGGTACCCGAGCACCAGTGCCAGGTAGAGCGCCCATGCGATGCCGATGTGGGTCTTCCCGTTCTGCCTGGGCACGCAGAGGCCGCAGCGGTGGTGGACGAACTGCAGGCCCGCCGAGCAGGCACCAGTGGAGAGCGCCGACCAGTCTGAGAGCACGTCGTGCTGCCAGTCCAGGAGGACCGTCCCCGTGGCCTGGCGGTAGAGCGCCTCGGCCTTCGAGGCCAGGTCGGTGTCGTGCGGCCTGGCCACGTGGTAGCTAGGGACGCAGGGAGCGTATGAGGTCGGCGATGCCGCCGTCTCCGCCGTCGCCATCTCCGCCACTTCCCTCCAGACGCTCTAGCTCAACGAGCGTCTGCCGGTACTCGGAGGCGACCCTGGCCACGTTGCGCTCGTCCGCCGCCATGGTCGCGCCCCTGAGGAAGGATGCGAGCTCGCGGAGGCGCTCCTCGGTCGATTCTGGAGGGTCCTGGCATCGGGGCTCTGGCAGGTCCTCCAGTGACGGGTCGGGGATGCCGCGCTCGGCGCGTATCGCCCTGGCCGCGCGGTCGACGGTGCTCTTGGGCCTCTGGAGCTGCTCGGCCATCTGGCGCACCGAGAGCTTGCCGACGTGCCCCGCGATCCACTCCCTCTCCGCTGGGGAGAGGGGACGGCCCCTCCTTGCCGCCTTGCGTTGGGACAATCCCATCACCCCCGGAGAGAGAAAGGCACAATGCCGTCGGGGTTGGCCGTTGGCCCCCGGGAGGGGTATCCCCCCCAGGGGCCGGTCACCATTGGCGCGTGCGGTGGATTTCAGGTCCGGCCAAGCCCTTCGGCACGACCATCCTGTTGCCTCGGCGCTCGTTGCATACGAGGTGCGCCTCGGCGACGTTGTCCCTGTCGTACGGCGATCCTCCGAGGCTGACCGGGACGATCTCGTCGCACGACCAGCTCATCGGGTCGGGGAACCGGAGCGACATGTCTATCGGCATCCCGCAGATGTGGCACCTGTGGTCGCCCGTGGCCTTGAGCCACCTGACGACCTCCCGCCTCCGATGGCCGTTGGCGTTCCTTGACGTCGTTGACATCGGGTCAGCTCCCGTCCCACGTCCCGCTGCCGTCCCGTCCGGCTGTGGACAGGCGGCGCAATCCTTCTTGTCGCGCGCGTGGAGCCCTAACGGAAGGGGAGCCAAGGCCGCTCTGGCCCTGGCTCCCCTCGATCACAAAAACTCACGGTACCAAAGTAGCACAAATCGTGTGCCAAAGCGCAGGTGGAGTTGGAATCAGAAATCTTTGCGCCCACGTCCGGTTAGCCGCCGCTCGCCTTCCGTGCAATGCACGTGCATGCCCGACGCTACCGCGTCCTAGCATCCGGGTGACCACGGGCTGTCAGGCATCGTTCACCACCCTCGCTCCGCACCCGATGCCTAATCTTGCAAGCGCGCTTTCCCGAATGCTATTGATTACTTCTTCACACGTAATTTCGAAACTGGCATCGAAGTCGAAATCATCGGGAGATTCCTGCTCTTCAGCTTCAACATTCTCGGCCACCTTTCGGCGCTCTCCGCTAGTCGCTGCCATCGCTGCCACCCTTCATCCTGTGCTTCCTCCTCGTCTCTGCGTGCTGCCTCGCGTCGTATCTCAGATGGCACGGCGCGCACATCGCCATGAGGTTCTGCCTGTCGCAGTTCTCTGGCGTGTGGTCGAGGTGCGCCACCGTGAGCGTCCTGCGGTGCGTGTCGAACGGCTCGCCGGGACGGCGGCACTGCTTCCCGCACACCTCGCACCTCCAACCGGCCTCTTCCTTTACCTGCAACGCGATGGCATTCCAGTTGCTTGGGTACCTATCGCGCTCCATCGGCATCGCGCGTCACTACCCTCGCTCCGCAGTTGGGGCAGAATTTGAACGGCTCCCACGGCCTGTTAAACGTCATCTGACACACGTCGCACCTTATGCTGTCCTCGTATTCGTGGTCGGTGTCTACCATATGGCACGTGGGGTCGATGAGGTCGGCTAGTGTGTCGGCTATAGGATGCCTAACCTCTCCAAATACACCGAAAATGGCGTTGTTGATAATCACATCAAGCCATTCGTCGAAGTCTGCTGCCTTCCGCAGTCTCGCCGCCACCTCGCGGCGCTCCTCGCTAGTCATCATCGTTCGTCTCTCCATCTCTCGCCGGGATGCCCCTGCTGCACGAGTCACCAGGCCTCCAGACGCCGCTGTTCCTCTTGCACAGCACGCGCCCCGGCATGCACGACAGCGTGTCCGCGAACCTGCAGTCCTCGCAGCGCGTGGAGCCGCTTCCGTCCAGAAGGTCCGCCAGGTCCCTCTGCAGCCCCCACATGTACGGGTCGATCTCGCCGTCCGTGTGGTCGTACACCGCGTCGCACAGGTCCCCGAGCATCTCCAGGAACTCGGTGTCGATGGTCCACTGCGGCTGCTCTCTCAGGCGCTCCGCGACCCTGTGCCGCTCATCGCTAGTCGGTGCTGTCATCGCTAGTCCTCCTAATCTCCCCCGCGCGCTGAGTCGTATCGGTGAACTCGTAACGTAGGTTCTCCATCGCCCATCTGACCAGCTCGATGAGCGACACTCCTACGCGCTCTTGCTCCCTGCGCCTTGCATGCCTAGTCCTGTCCTTTGCCATCGCTCAACCTCCACCACGGCTTGTACCTACTCTCGTATCCCCTGCACGTCAGCGCGCGCAGCACCGGGTGAATCACGCCCATTCCTCCGCGCGCCATGCATACCAGCAGGTCAGGAATTATTGGCGTCATGGACACCATGCACCTGGAATGCCTGCAGTTGTCACACCTACACATCGCCGTCCTCCACCGTCGCTCCCCCTGCCGCCGCAGCGGCCCGGCGGGAGGAGATGTCGAGGGCTGACGCTATGACCTCGACGCCGTACATCTTCCTGCCTCCTGACTCCCATCTCGTCTGGCGGAGGCGGCCGCTCACCGTGACGTGCGAGCCCTTGCCCAGGGCCGCACGGAGGTGGTCGGTCCCGAAGAAGCACGCCACATCGAAGTAGCTCGTCCTTGTTGACGTCTGCCCGTCCCCTCCGCCGACCGTCTCGCCGACGGCGATCGGGAAGCTTATCACCGTGCCGCCTGACTTCGTGTACCGCATCTCGGCGTCCCTCGCCACGTTTCCAGAGAGCGTCACCGTGTTGATGTCCATGTCGAACCTCCTAGAGCCAGAACCTCACTATCACGTACCAGGCTATCAGGCACCATGCCAGCACCGCGACCTGCGCTGCCACGTCTACGCCCACCGCGGAAGCACCGTCCCGTCGCCGTCGATGTGATCGATGTGCTCGACCATGAAGAAGAGCGGGTGGTTTCCCGTCTCGCTGAGCCACCTGTCGAACGCGGCCTGGAGCATGTCGTGGAGCCTGGCGCACTCCGAAGTGCTTGTGGAGAGCAGGTTCTCCTGCCAGGTCTCCGAGTACTCTCCGGCGAAGTCGTAGGCGTCGTCGCAGACGCGCTCGAGCACGTCCACCTCGTCGACCTCGGGCACGAAACCGACCCTGATCCCGACCCAGAAGGCGGGAGGCGTGGAGTACGGCCCTCCCTCTCCGTTGGCGACCAGGTCGTAGAAGATGCTGTCGGAGTCGATCCTCTGCGATATCTTGTCAGCGTCCGGCCCTACCACCTCCTCCGCCATCCTGACACCAGCCGATATGGCATCCTCGCGAGATGCGTACGCCGTCTCGCAGAACGTCTCCCCGTCGGCGGAGAGGACCCACCGCCCGTCACTTTCCATCCCGATCCCCCTTCGTGAAAATTCCAGCCATCGCGCCCGACACGCCCACGTCCTCGAGCCAGTCCGATGCGACCGACCTCCTCCGCATCGCCGTCCTGAGCGACACCCCAGCCCGGTCGGCCACGTCCTGCCAGGTGCATCCGCGGCCCGTGTAGGCGAGCTCGGGCCCGTAGAGGTAGTAGGCGGCCATCACGTCCGCGTAGCCGTCGCCAAGGGCCAGGCGCATGCCGTCGATCACCCGGCAAAGGGCCAGGCGTGCCGCCTCGAGGCCGTCGCGCTGCCTGGTCAGCTCGGCGATTCTGGCGACTACCCCGTCGTGCGCGAGGGCGGCGGCAGACACCGGGTCGCTCGTCGCGTTCTTCTGGCGTGGTCCCGAGTCACCATGCCCCGCGCCTCCTGGCCCCGTCTCCTCGGACTCCGTCAGGGCGTCCAGCTCGCGCTGCACGGCGCAGAGCCTCAGGACGGAGCGCCTCGACCTTTCGAACCACTCGGTCCCGCTCATTCGGCACCCGAAAGTTTTCGACATTGCGTTTCCGAGTTATCAACAGAGAGAGGTTGACGAGAGAGAGCTACGTCCTTGTGAGTCAACCTCTCAGGTAAGTGAGACTTGCTAGTAAGGGCAGGTTTTTGTTTAGTCTGGTTTGGTTTGGTATGATTGTTTGGGCTTTGATTTAGCTTTGCTTGAGCACTGATTGAGCAGTGCTTTCCCATTGCCGTGTATCCGCAGCTCATCTGCCGTGCCTCCCGTCTCCTATGGCCTTCCTGCCCTTGCCGCCCTTGCGCCCGGCGACGCGCTTGCGGCCGAAGTAGAGCGAGTTGCGCACCATCCGCTCTGACGCTATGCGTCCCTCGGCGGCCATCTCGTCGTCTATGAGCCCCACGTCGGAGAGCGTCTGTATGAGCCTCTGCAGCTCCTGGACGTTGCACCTGAGCTCATCGCAGAGGATGTCGATGTCCTCTGCGGTGGCGCACGGCACCGAGTGGCCCTCCGTCGACGCCATGAGCTCGCACAGGCGCCACCACCTGCCGTATCCCTCGTATCCGTGCCGCAGGATCAGCCTCTTGCACTTGATGTCGAGCGCGCTGTCGGAGTCGTGCGGGAAGAAGAGCATGGGGGCGAGCGACGCGTCGACGACCTCCGGTGAGTCCGGGACCCTCCCGCTCACGACGCATCGCCCCCGAACTCCTCGACGAGCGCCGCGCGCTGCCTCGCGCCGAGCCCGCGGATCCTCCTTCGCTCGCTTATCCTCAGCCTCTTGAGGAGCGCGTGCGCCCTCGCGTCCCCGTATCCGGGCATGCTCCTCACGGCGTCGATTACCCTCATGCGCATGACGGCCTCCCCGTCCATCGACAGGAGCTCGCGCATACCGATCTCCCCGGCCTTCATCCTGCGCTTGATCTCTGCGCGCTCGCTGCGCGCGGCGCCGGCCTTCTCGAGGGCTGACGCCCTCTCGTCAGCGCTCAGCTCTGGCAATGACATGCCTGCCTCCACTTCATCTCAACCCGGTCGAACCGAAGCCGTCCTCGCCCCTCTGGCCCTCTACATCGAGGTCGTCGGCGGTCTCGGCGACGACAGGGACGTATGGCACCACGACGAGCTGGCAGATCCTGTCGCCCCTTGAGAAGAAGCGTGGGACGCCAGACTCGTTGCGCATCGTCACGCCGACGGTCCCCCTGTAGTTCTCGTCTATCGTCCCGTCGACCGCGCTGACGCCGCTCCTCCTTGCGAGCCCTGACCTCGACCTGATCGCACCGAAGGTGCCGCTCGGGAGCTGGACCCTCAGCCCGCAGCTGACGAACGCAGTGCCGTGGGCCGGCAGCGTGAACGGCTCGGCGCACCTGAGGTCGAGCCCGGCGTCCCCGTCGTGCTCCCTGTGCAGGCCCTCCTCCCCGTACACGTCGCTCTCGTAGCTGACCCTCATAGGCCTTCCGAACAACACGACCACGCCCCTCTCCCGTTCGTTTCTGATTCTTCGTTGGAATCTTGAACTGCCGTCTCTTCCAGCGGTTCCGTTCCCACGCTTTCCATCCGTCTGCCACCCCTAGTTGAGCTCGATGCGCTGTCGCTCCTCCTCCGGGAGGAGCCTGATGCTCTTTGGGTCGACCCACAGGAGCAGCTGCCAGAGCCTCTCGACGTCGGGGGCGCGGAACGCGTGCTCGTAGTACGGGTGCGCCCAGGGCGAGTAGTGGTAGTAGTTGAGCCTCAGGTGCTCCGACGCCTCGCCCTCCGTCATGAAGAGGCCGCGTTCGACCTCGACCCACTGGAACCACAGTTTCCTCAGCCCCATGACGTCCTCGGCGAACAGTTCTGCGTCTGCATCGTCAGAGACCGTGATCTCACCGTCTGGGCCGAGTCGGAAACCGGTGTCATCGTCCGGGCACCTGTCCCCGAAGAACTCCTCGGCCTCGGACTCCAGGTCGACCCGGAATCCGTCTGAGTCGATCCACTCCCACCCGTCAGCGCAGTCGCCTGGAGACGGCACCATCATGCGGTCCATGATCGTCCAGTACGATGGCTGGGTCTGCCCGTAAGTATCGGCACCGCGCCGCACGTCCCGTGAGAACTGCTCCTGCCACCTGGAAAACCAACCAACGAGATCGCTATCGACCATAAGTACCTCCCTTCGAGGCCATCTCGGCCTCAGCCTCCTCGAGCGCCTCCGCTGCCGCTCTGTCGCGGCCAGGCATGACGTGCGCGTAGATTGACAGCGTCGTCGACACGTTCGCGTGTCCCAGGCGCTCCGACACCGTCTTGACGTCGACCCCGTGCGCAAGGAGCCACGTGGCGTGGGTGTGCCTGAGCGAGTGGAACGTGACCCTCCTCGGCAGCCCGCACGAGTCGCGGATGCGAGAGAAGCCGTGGCTGAGCGTCGTGGGCCTCGTGAACGACCCGTCGCACGAGACGAGCGCCGCGTCCGGGCCGAGCCCCGGGCACTCGCGGTCCTGGGCGCGCACCCACGAGAAGACGACCTGCATCTGCGAGTCGGTGAGCGAGACGTTCCTGCCGCGCCGGCCCTTGGTCTGGTCGCGCCTCACGGCCCGCCCGCGCTCCTCGGTCACGTTGCCGCCGACGTGCACCCACCTGCGCGAGAACGAGACGTCCCTCCTCCTGAGCGCGCACACCTCGCCGCACCTGAGCCCGGTGTGGAGTGCGACCCACGCCCCGAAGGCGTCCCTGCGCTCCACGAACGAGACGCCTTCGGCGCCGTTCTCGAGAAGCCTCGATATCGCCGCGTCAAGGCGCCCGTAGTCCCACTCGTCGAGCGCGATCGCCTCGTGTCGTGCCTCGCGCGGCCTCAGGACCGACCGCATCGGGTTCTCGTCGCATATGCCGGCGGCAACCCACCTGTCCCATGCGCAGGACAGGAAGTTGTGGACCGAGATGACGGAGTTCGTGCAAAGTCCCTGTCCGCCTGACTCCTTTGGCGTGAGGAGTGCCGTCTCGAATCGGGTCATGTCGAGCACCGTGAGCTCGCTGGCCGGCTTTGCGGGAAGGTACCTCTCCACGTACCTGCGGAAGAGCGACCACCTGCGCACAGTGTTGGGCGCTGCCCCCTTGAGCCGCCTGTCCTCGACGTACTCGTGCAGGAGCTCCGCCACCCTCGTCGACCTCACGCGCCCGTCTGCCGTCAGGTTGCGTGCCCACGTCCTCGCGAGCGACAGCGCCTCCTCCTCGGTGCGCGCGTCGGACAGTACCCTCGTGGGCCTTACCCTGCGACCGCTCCCGTCGCGTCCCAGGTCGACCTGGGCCACCCACCTGCCTCGCTGGTCCCTCCTAACCGTCGGATCGCGCTCCATCGTCCCACCTCCCGTTCCTGCCTACGCAGTAGACCGGCTCGACGTGGATCTCCGCGTCGGGGACCCTGTTGGCCACGCGCTGGTGCTCGCACCATCTCCTGGCCCTGCCCTCGAGGTCCGTGGCGACCTCGCACGAGATCCTGACGCGCCTTCCGTCGCTCGTGGCGTCGAACCAGACGCGCACGTGGTCGGCGGCCGCAACGCGGCCTGACATCTCCTCGTACTCGCGCCTGCTAATCACGGACCCGGTGTCCATGATCGGCTTACGCCCCGCCATGGCCCGCCACCTCCCTCGCCTCTGACGACGCGTGCATCAGCCTCGCGATAGCCACTGCGACCTCGTGCGACACGCGGTCCGCGTACGCCATGTGGTTCCTCGCTATGACGGCGTGCTCGGCCCTCGTCTCGAGCGCGAGGTTCGCGGGGTCGAGGTTCGTCGGGTCGCCGTCGAGGAACACGACCATGCTTCCATCGGGGACGCTGCGCCCGTTCTCCCTCTCCCACACGAGGCGCGCCTTCGGAACCCAGTTGTCGTGTGCCGTCCGTCCGCTCGGACGCATGGCCACCTTCACCTCGACGTACCCGTCGCTCGTGACCCTCTCTGAGCCGACGGGGAGCGTGTTGTGTGGGAGGTCTCCCTTCCTGAACTGGGTCGCGCGGCACCTCTCCTGCGCGTCCTCCGGCATGTAGTCAGCCCACGCCTTGCCCCTGTTGGGCGGTACGTTCCCGCGCTCGAACCTGCCGCCGAGCGTTCCCGATCGCAAGCCGAGGACGGCCTTTCGGTTCTTGAGCTGCCCGACGGTGAGCTCTATGCCGAACCTCTCGCGGAACGCCGCGATCGTCTCGGACTGCGTGTGTCCTGGGACGTACTCGGAGAGGAACCGGTCGCGCTCTGGGCTCCAGACCGACCCGATGGCGCGCGATATGGCCCTCTCCCTGACCCCAGGGTCCTTCCTGAGGTGGTGGTTCTTGCCGTAGCTGAGCATCGCTCCGGGAGTCACCTCGACTCCGAACCTCTGCGTGGCCATCCGCGCGAGCTCCTCGTTCGAGTGCGACGAGAAGTTCTCGCGCAGGAAGGCGTGCTGCCATCCCGCGTACCTCATCACGACTCGCCTCCCCTGAGCAGGGGGGTCGCGATGTCGTACTCGCCGCGCACCTTGGCGGCCTTGATGCTGTTCGCGTACGTGCCGTTGATCTGCTGGGCGACGTCCGACATCGCCCGCGCCCTCTTCAGCTCAGCGTCGATCTCCTCAGGCGCCGCGTCGCGTAGGTTCTCCATCTGCTCGAACAGCATGTTCACGAGGTCGATGGAACGGTTCCTAGTCATGCTTGCCTCCCCTGCAGAAGATCCTCGTTTCTGATTCCATTGCTCTTTGTCTGGTCGATTGCCGCGTACATCGGCCAGCTCCTCGCCAGGGCGTCGAGGTCATCCGTGTTGATGCGGAGCGGCGCGTTTGCCGCGTCAGACCCGCTCTGGCTCGGCATAACCCTCGCGTCGAGCTCGCCGGAGCGGATTGCCCCCATGAGGAACTTGTGGCCGACGTGCAGGTACTCCATCGCCCCGCGCATGCTCACCCAGCTCATGGGAGCATCGCCACCAGCGACTGGACCCACCATGACCACGATTCGATACCGGTCAGTCCGCACGAGAGCAGGAAAAGGTGGGCGAGCAGCTCCCACGCCGCGTTCGCGACCGCCGCGCCGCACAGGACGGTGGCTATCGGATGGGCTAATATGAGACGTGACATTGAGACTCCGATCTCTTGTCATGGCCCAGGCGGATTGCCCCCGCCTGGGCCCTTTTTTGTCTGTTCCGAGCGCCCGGCGCCGCTGCCGGGACCAGGGAGGAGTGGCAGGAAAGGAGGACTGCCCGTCCCCGCGGCCGGCCCTTGGTTAGTGGGGGTTGCGGCCTGCGTGCCGCCTGGCGCGTCCGCGGTTGGTCCGCCCTTGCGACCCGCCGAGGCGATGCGAGGCGCCCTGGCGGGAAGCCCGGCGGCAGCGCCGGACGCTCGGTGCCGGGACGCTAGTCGGATGTGCCGACGCCGGCGGCCATGAGGCCGGCTCCGATTACGAGGTTTGCCATTTCAGATTCCCTTCTCTTCGGTCTGGTCCGAGTAGCGCCTGATGAAGTAGACCTGCCCCTTGCCGGTTACCTTCGGCGTGCGTGTGATCGTCACGTGCCCGTCCGAGTGGGTGATTGACGTCTCCTTGACGCGGAAGAGCCCTCGCTCGATCGCGTACTGCGTCGGAACGTTGTAGTTCTGGCCGCTCTTGCCGAGGAACCCGTCGTCACGCAGCCTCTTGAAGAGCCGGTTCTGACCGACCTGTACGCCGTTCTGCCTGAGCATCTTCGCGAGCTCGCCGACGAGGCACGTCCCGTCCGATGCGGCGACGGCGTCTGCGAACAGGGCCTTCGGCTCAAGCTCGGCGATCCTCGCGTCCCTGCGGTCGAGGGCCTCCTTGGCGATGAGGAGGGCTCTCGCCATGGTCTGCTCAGGCGTCTCCTCCTTGCGCGCGACCATGTATCCGCCCGTGCGCCTGATGGACGGTATGACCTCGTGCGTGACCCAGCGGCGAAACTCCTTTGCCTCTGGCTTCCGCGACCTCATGACGAGCGAGTAGAGGCCTGCCTCGGAAACGATGACCATTTGCTGATAGCCTGAGGGGGTGTCTACTGGACACTCCCCCCTTTCGTCAGTATCCAGATATCGTGTTGAGTCTTGCTGACGTCCAAGACCGAGCGCGGCGCAAACGTCCTTCGCGACGAACCACAGGTCCCCGTCTCGGTCTGTCACGCGGAGCGTACCGAACTCCCGGCTCCGAAATTCCTTCATGTCAGATGTCATTTGCGGTCACCCCACCCGAGCAGGTCGTTCGGGGAGCATTCGAGGGCCTCGGCCAGGGAGACGAGCTTGTCCGACCCAGGGCTCTGGACGCCGCTCTCGTACTTGAAGATGGTGTTGGCGGACAGGCCGACCTCCCTTGCCAGGTCCTCCTGGCTCATGTGCTTGAGGTGCCTCCGCTGGTATATGACCTCTCCGAGGTCATGCGGGCTGAAGCGCATCATCGACCCCCTCTCTCGATGCGTTGGTTATGTCAACGCATCTCTCTAGATTCTTGGTGGTTCCACCAAAATGAAATCCGCAAGTTCTTCCTAGTTCACGATTGCAGTATAGGGAAGTTTTTACGTTTTGCAATAGTATTATGGGGAATTCTTTGCGTATTGGGAGATTATGGAGTAGGCTTCATAGTCAATAAGTTCCCTGATAAAAGGGAGACGCGATGAAGCTTCAACTAAAGTCTCTACGCAAACAGAAAAAGATTACGCAGAGCGAACTTTCAAAGATGATGGCTGTTGATACGAAGACCGTTGGGAACTGGGAGCTCGGGAAAACCATCATGTCCGCCGAGCAGGTCTGGAACTGCTGTGAGGCGCTCGGCACTGACCCGAACACGCTCCTCGGCTGGTACGAGGACCATCCGTCGGAAATGCGCGAGGAGCCTGCGATCATCAAGTCATACGAGATGCTTTCGGACGAGGGCAAGGAGGTGGCAACGAACGTCGTCTCCGGCCTCGTCGACAGGTACCCGTCAGGGGATGGAGCGACTGGAGTGGTGGAGGTCACGGCATAGCTAGGGGGTTGATCGTTATGTCCTTGTTTAGGAGGATTCTCGAATCCGTCGGAGATACCGACGTGGGCGCCGTCCGGGCCACCGAATGGCAGACGGTTGAGGGAAGCCATGCGGATGGCGGTGTCTACGTCTACGACGGGAAGCCGCTGCGCGGCATCTCAAGTGGGCAGGAGTTCTATGCCGAGGTGGTAACTCGGCCTACAACGCTCCGTAGCACGCTCACGGGAACGACGTGGAACACCAAGAGGGACGGCGGCGTTGCGCTGGCCATTGACGGCCGCGTGTTTGGTGCCACGAGTACATACGAGGTTACGTTCCGGAAGCTGGCGTCTGCGGGCGGACCGGTGAGGGTGAGGATGAGGAGGTCGGGCACCTACGCCAAGGGCATCCCCACGGTCGAGATGCTCCTGCCAGACTCGTTCGTGATGAACATCGCTGGAGACATAGGCTACCTTATCCCCAACGACGCGGACGTCGTGATCCTGTACATCCGTGAGTGGAGCGGGCCGAGGGTCGGCGACAATGCCGCGCGCCTCCCCGTCACGACGAGGACCGTGCCCACGCCATCTGGGTCGTCGGCGAAGCCACACGTCATCGTGTCGGCCGCCGGCACGGACGTGGCCGACATATCCGCGCGAAGCACGTTCTACAGTAACTTGGCGCGCCACGTCGGCGAGCCTCCGCTCGATGCCTTCTGCCAGAGGCGCGAGAGCTCTGACGGGCAGGGCGCGCACTACTGGAGGCTCGTGGTCATATGGGGCCCGTCCGGCCGATAGCCCGGTGGGTCGATGAGACAGGACGTGCCCAGCGGGCAGTCCACATACGAAAGCGGGCCCCTGCATCCGCCAAGACACCAGGGGCCCAAAGGCCGCTACTGGAAGGAGCAGGCCATGCCAAAGCATACCTCAAAACGGTCTCGTGCCGGAAGCATAAGGAAGGTGGGCGATGACCTCTGGGAGGTCTCGTGCGCCCACGGGTACAGGGATGACGGATCGAAGCGGGTCGCATACAGGTTCGTCCGTGGGCCCGAGTCGAAGGCCGAGGAGGAGCGGATCAGGCTCGTCGCCGAGATGGGGAGGAACCCGAGGCTCGGCGACCCGATGACGCTCGACGAGTACTACTGGGGCGTCTACAGCCCCGACCGCCACGCCACCACCACGGTGGCCAACGCGAAGACCCACGACAGCAACTATCGCAACCACATCGCCGGCCAGCTCGGAGGCCTTGACATCGGCTCGATCACGTACCAGGACGTGCGCAGGTGGGTCGACGGACTCCCACCGCAGTCCGCCCCGAACTACGTCCGGACGCTCAGGTCGGTGCTCGCCCAGGCGAGGTACGACGGGGTTATCCAGGACTCCCCGATGGACGGGAGGCGCTTCAGGATGCCCAAGGGCCGCGACACGACCCCGCGGCCGGTGTGGGGCGCGGGGGAGGTCGCCGACGCGCTCTCGAGGCCCGACTTCCGGAAATCGCAGCTGTTCGGGCTGTGGTGCCTCATGTGCGGGGGCGGCCTGTCGCGCTCCGAGGCGCTCGCCATAGACTGGGAGGCCATCAGGTGGGATAGCGACTGGGAGGCCATCAGGTGGGATAGCGCGCTTGGTATGGACGGCCAGGAGCACATGACCGCATACGTCTCCATAGACGCCGCCGTGACATCGATGGACGGCGAGAAGGGGCCCAAGAACTCGAGGAGGTACCGGACGGTTCCGATCCCGTCGGTCTTCGCAGACAGGATGTGGGAGGTCAGGGGGTCGGGGCCGGTGTGCCAGGGAGAGCGCTACTCGAAGGGCGGCAACGTTCGGACTGGCCACAGGCTCTCTCCCGATCGCGTGCCCGGCAAGTGGAGGTCTTACTTCGAGGACGGAGGGTGCCTCCATGGGCTCCCGTTCGTCTGGATGAACAGGATGCGGGCGACTTACGCGACGATCATGCAGGGCGCCGGCGTCGACTCCACTCTGATCAACGCCATGCAGGGCCGGTCGTCCAACTCGGAGGTCCTCTACGGGCACTACCTCAACCCGCGCCAGGACAGCTTCGAGCGCGCCGCAGACGCGATGCAAAGGCGGGTAATTGGAGGATAACTTGCAGGCTCACAGAACACCTTGCAGGTACTTGCAGGTATAGGCCATAAAAACAAAAAAGGTCGCACGGGGAAACACCCCGTGCGACCTCGTTTTTTCTGGTCGGGTGGACTGGATTCGAACCAGCGACCCCTTGACCCCCAGTCA